AGCAGACAATGAGTCATACAAGTTATCTTCAATAGCTTCTTCAGTTAAGCTGAAGCCATAAGCAATAGTTTCGTGGTTGTAGCGAGCAGTCCATGCTTCTTGTGCATTGTCATAAGCGATGGCTTGGCCTTCGTTTTTAACTGGTGCAGCTGAGAAGCCAGACAATTTTGTTTCTTCTTCGAAAGAACGCTCTGAAGTCTCTGTTTCGTAGATTTCATTGTGTTCTTCACCATATCGTGCATACTCCAAACCGAACAAAGCGTTCAAGCCTGGGAGTAACTCTTTTAATAATTGTGCGCGTGAAATAGCCATTTATAAATCTCCCTTAAGCGCCAGTGGCGGAATAGTAACCATGTAAAGCTTGGTTAAACTTAACCAAAACTTCAGGATACTGAGTAAAAATTACAGTTGATGTGTAAGGAGCAGTGCCTATTGTGAATGAAGCAGCTTGGTTAAGCACAACAGAAGTTGCGCCTGCGGAGGCTGCGGTATCAACAAAAGAACCTGTTGCTGCGATTTGACCGTTTGCGGTCAACACAGAAACGTCTGTACCAACTGGTAATGCGAAAGGCAAAGCACTGACGGTTAGAGTAGTTGTACCCGCACTCCAAGTAGCTGAACCTAAACTAACAGCTGAATCAGGCACAACACCAACTACACGCAAAGGTAGAGTTGTGGTTACTGGTGTGTCAGAAGGTGCCAAAATAGCATTTGCTGAATTACCAGTGCTTGTGCTACCAGTGTTATTGATTGCTGATACGTTGCAACCAATCATTGCCACTGCGCCAGAGGCAATAGTAGTGCCAGAAGAACAAACAACCGCTTCAAACACTGTATCTGGGTCATCACATACATAAGCTTGGCAGTCACCAGCAGCAGTGCTAGCAGGCCAATATTGGCTAAACTGTTTTTGCTTGGTAACAGGGTTAGTAAAAGTACATCCTAAGAAAATGCCTACAGTTTGGTTTAAAGTTGTACCAGTAGTTACTGAGGCGCGTGTGATGTTACCACGGGATAAAACAACAAAATCACCGTAGAAAATATCGGTTGAATAAGCGTACTGGATTGGGTACATGCGGGTAGAACCTGCAAATACCTGACCTCCAATTAGATTTATGGGTTTTAGCCCATAAGGTGCTGCTACGACAGGATATGCCATAAAAATACTCCTTAATTAAATTAATTACCTTTGCCAAAGCTAGTTGTAGACTTACGCTCAGAGAACATAGGCATACGGGCATCGCTTTGACGCATGATGTTATTGTCTACAGACTCGGTTTGAGATTTTGATAGAGTGTCGAAATGTGCATTCCGTTGTTCTACAAATTCTTTTGGAGTCTTACATAGTAATAATCCACCAACTTCGATGTTATCTTTAAACCGACTTTGAGGGTCAGCTAACATTGCTAGTTGTGGTTGTTCTTCACTCTTTACTGCTTCCCAACCTTCTCTGAGTTTGGCAGATAAGTTACGTGGGTCAGCACTGTTTAAAGTTGAAACACGAATCCAGCGATAAGCATATCCTTCTTGTTTATCGGGTTCTGGCAATAACTCTGGTTGTTGCCACTGTTTTGGACGCTCTGCTGTTACGCGAGTGTCAATAGTTCGAGGTGTTCTTGTATCGGTCATTTTAAATCTCCAGTTTTTTCATTGCAAGGGCGTACTGCTCATTAGTTAATCCTAGTTTTTTAGCTAGGGCTACTTGTCGCACTGATAGTTTAATCTTGTTTGAAGATGTACTACGCGTAGCGGGAGCAACTACTGTACTCAGTTTTGTAGGAGTACTTTCATTTTTACCTCGTGAATCCTCTGGCTCCGAATCCTCAAAATACTCTGAAAATCTTTTCCGCATCGTTTTGTCCAATGTGGAATAATAGTCATCAGAACCAACAACAACACCATTACGTTTTAGTTTTTCGTGTAGACCTAACGCTGTTGCGGTCATTTCCTCATCTGCTCCGAACCAATCATTTTTGTCTCGCCATGCTTGTGCTCGTGCGTCAGGGGCGGGTGCCGCTGGTTGCTGATACTGTTCTTGATTACTTTTTACATCAAAATTATCATCTTGTAAAGGGGGTAGCTTAAAGCTCTTAGCTTGTGCAATCTTAATACTTGCGTTTTGCATCGCTTCTTGTGCTTCAACTAGTCGGTCACTATCTCCATTATCATACGCATCTTTGTATGCACGTTTAGCCATTTCAAGCTCTAGATTAGCTGTGGCTTGAATAGACGTTACATACTCCTTCTCGCCAGTGGCAAGCATGGATTTAATCCGTTTGTTTTCGTCCAGTACACGGCGGGCAAGTTCAATTGCTTCTTGTTGCTCCCTGTATGCGGACTCCTTGGCTCGACGCTCGTCATGCCAGACTTTACGCATTTGTTTAAGTTTTTGCTTAGTAGCATCATCGTATTTAGATAAGTCGTCTTGCTCTAACTCATCTACGATTGCTTTCGGCATTGGTTCACGATTGCGGTCTTCTTCAGGTGTATCATCTTCGATTTCAAACTCAATCTCAGATTCTGGTGCTACCTTTTTTTCTTGCTCATCGGGAAACGTATATTCTTCATTCTCAAATTCAGGCATCTTGTCCTCCTTATTTGCGAATAATACCGCGTGGCTCATCAACTACAGCCTCGACAGTATCATCATTGATTAAACGGAACTCACGACCATGAATAACCAATCGGCTACCAGAGTGTGGGCGTACTAAAATAAAGTCACCTTCTTTACACCACGGACCGCTAGGGAATCGTTTTTCATCCTTATAGCAATCAGGGCCTAAAGCAACTACAAATAAAACTGTAGTCATGGTCTCTTCCATCTTAATTGTCTCATCTGCCTTAAACAGACCGCTGTCATACTCTTTTTCCTTTTCAGGGATTGCACAAAGAATATGGTACCCAGAAGGTCTTGGTAGTTGAGCTGCTTTTTCTACATCAGTTGCATCGCCTACGATTGCTCGTACCTCTGCTTCCTCTTGCGCGTCTTTCTTAGCTTGTTCAGCCAATTTAGATAAATCTAGTGCTTGTGCTAAATTTATGTTACTCGTCATCTGCGTTTTCCAATCGTTTTTTGAGGTCTACAATTATTGCACAAGCAGCTTCGAGACCCCGTAGCTGACCACTCGTGTACTTGTACTCTTCAAATGAAGCGCAGTTACCTCTCGCCATTGCTTCTGTAAGCATATTGATACGGTCTCTGTACTCTGTTAAAAGAACATCAAATAAGTTTGAATCCATGTTTATTCACCTTTTGTCGGTTTGTTTGTCTGTTGTTTTCCTTGGAAGTTTTGTGTTGATAGTTGTTTTAATACTTCTACACCTTTTCCTAGCAAATCTTGTTGTTTATTAGCTTGTAACTGAGCCGCTGTTTTTAGCATATCGTTCTTCTGATTACCCTTATTGTTGTCATGTTGTGACAATAGGCGTAACTGTTCAAGTTTTAGTTGCTCTGCTTTAAACTGCGCATCAGTTTGGTCTTTTTGAACTTTGCGTTGTTGTTCTGCTGTCTTCAACTGAAGTTCTTGCTGTTGCATCTGCACCATTGGGTCTTGCTGCGCTTGTTGTGCTGCTTGTTGCGCCGCTTGAGCTTGGTTAGATTGCAACAGTTGTTGAGCAGCTTGAGCCAACATCGGAGATAACTGTGCTTCCACTTGTGGGTCCATATGAATATCTTCACCCATCTCATCTTTCTGTGGTGGCAACTGCATACCCAACTGCTGTTCAATCTGTTTACGGTACTCAAAGCCCATATGCTCATTGATATGAGCCATCATCGCAGACTGTAACTGCTGTGCCATCGGGTTACCTTGTAGCATTTGCTGGATTTTAGGGTCTTGCATCGCGGCCATATGTACTGTGATATGCGCTTGATGGTCTTGAGTCAAGAACGCTTTAACTGGCTTCATCATGAGAATGTTTTGATTCTCAGTCACTGGGTCAGTCGCCTTCATGTCATCATCCATTGGCACTAGCTTAGACGCTTCTTTAATCCCTAGTACATCTAACATCTGGCGATGTAGTAACGGCATGTTGTAAATCTGTGGAGATTGTTGCGCTAACTGCATAACTGCTTGATACTGAACAATCTTTTGCGCCATTGTTGAGGCATTAGGGTCTGATACAGGGATAACTGTCACGCTATCATAGTCAGCCTTCTTAGCTCTACGGTCACCTTCTGATGGTTCGTAGTTGTACTCTTCTGGTGTATAAGCCGCAATGATGCTTTTTAACAGACCTAACTCTTGCTTCATTGAGTAGTGGATACGCGCTTGTACCGCACTCATTACTTTTAATGTACGTTCAAGAATCGCCAGTGTAGTCCCAACAGGGCTATTCGCAGACATATCAGAGATTTGTAAGTCCGCTGTATTAGCGAAGCGACGGCCTTCATCAACAATTTGACCAAGCAACGCCATAAGAACTTGTGATGGCTCTTTATATGGTAGTGGCATAATGTTGTCACGCATAGTGCCTGACGGTACGTCTACATCACGGAACTCGCCTGGGGCTATCGGTGTGTCGTCGCCTTTGACACGAAGTCCTCTAGTTTTGAAACCGCCAGGGAGGTTAGCGAGCGTCCCTGCGTCAACGAGCTGACGTATGAGACTAGTACCTGACTTAGCAAAAGCGCCAACAAGATGGATGAGACCAAAATAGTAAAACCCAAAACCTGGAACATAACCGTAGTGAACGAAGTGTTGTCGTTTTTGCCTTGTGTCATCTTTAGGGTCCCAGTTACGGCGGATAGCCAATATCGTATTGCTACCTTTCTCAAGTGTAACAACGTATGGTAAGGCAATGCCTGTAGGTTCACCAGTATCGTCTTTATCTTCATACCCTGGTAAGTCTAAGTCTACATGCATCTCTAGAAGTTTATAGCGGTCATCCGTTGAAGCACGGAAGCCCATCTTCTCTGCAATCTTCTTCTCTACTTCATCTAGGATGTTTGCTGGCTCACCTAAATCTACATCTAAGTAAAACCCAGCTACCTGTAGACGACGTAGTTCATTTTCTGTTTTACGCATTACGTGTGTTACACGCTCTGCTGACTCAAGGTTTGACGCACCGTATGGCACTACCATATCTTCAGCTGGAATGAAAATAGACACCTGACGGTCTAGATGTGGGTCGAAGTAAACCTTTTTAAATGCGTTACCGCTTAATCCTAGGCCCCACAGCATGCGTTCGTGCTCTGGTCGATACTCTTTCATCACATCCATTAATTGATAGTTCATATCGTCTTGGACGCGTGTTGCTGATTCTTTCTTATCCTGTGTTTCTTTACCGATAATCTGTGTCTTAACTGGACCCGCTGCTGGGAACATAGACATCATCGTTTCTGCTTGGAACTTAACTAGCGCTTCAGAAAGTAGTGGGTGGTATACACCGCATGCTCCCTCCCATGGCTCGCTACGTTCTTCAATCTTCATCCCTAACAGCTCAAGGCCATCTACATAGGTCTGCATCCAGTCTTTACGTGAACTAATGTCCTCGTCGTAATCAGAAGTAAGGTCAGAGGCAAGTGTAGCTAACGCACGGTCGTCCATGTATTCCGCTAAGTTGTCGTTGAACTCATCTTCCATCGGGTCATGTGGTTCTAGACTAATGTCCAGTCCGTCCATATGGATATTAACCGCCTCTGGGTCTTCAATCTCAATCTCTATCGGAGATGTATTAGGGTCATCAGGTAGAATGCCTTGTGGGGCTGCGTATAAACTTTTCTCAATTGCCATTTGTTATTCCTTTGTTTTCAATCTCATATAGCCAATCAGCCACTTTATATAAATCCGCTGCTTTATAGGCACTCTTAATGTTGTTTGCTTTACTACTAATTACTACTATATTTCCTTTTACGTACCCTTTTACTGGGTCTATCCTATCTAATGTAGCGCTTGTAGGCAGTGTCTTGCGGTTACCTACCCATTGAAACTCTGTACCGTATATAGGGCATGTGTCTGTTAATATGCTTTCTACATAATCTATAGTAATATCAAATGGTAGTTCTTTCTTTAGTGCTCTTCTTTTTGCACCTTTATATGCATTTCCAGCCCATTGTCGCTTGGGGTTCCTTAGTTTCCACTGCCTAGTCTTTTCTCGCTTTATTAATGTTTCTCTATCCATTAGTAATAGGCCGCTTTACGTTGATATCGGTATAATACATCATCATCTCGTTCATCGCTAGGCAACTTGATAAAGCCGCCTTTTCTAAAACGAATCAATGCTTGTGAACAACTATCCACAAAGTCATCATGGGTACCTACTGGAAAATCTGCACACTCTTGGATTACTTCTTGCGCCCAACGTCTATCCGTTGCAGCCCATACCATGCCTGATGCAAACAAGTCTGTAATGGAATTAACCCGTGATATCTTATCTTTTACTGGTGTGTACTCAGAAACAGGCATGCCCATTGAACGTAGCTCTTGATAGAGCGCGGCACCGTTTGATTTCTTTTCTACTAGGAACGTGTCAGGTTCCCACTCTTTATACTCTTGAATCATGCGACGCTTAAGCTCAGGAAACTCCATCCGCTCTTTCCACGCATCAAGTAGGATTATATTATTCTGATTGGTTTTTTCATTGAAGAATACGCCCCATATAGTAACGGCGTTATAGTCGGCCCTGTTGTGGGATTCTTGAGCCGCGTCCAAAGACATAATCGTATAATCACACTGCGGCGGCATCTCGTCCTCCCAGTGTTGCCACCATTCTTTCTTAATGAGTTGAGCGCCTTCTGCAGTCGGATTCTGCAAATACTGACTTGACCAGTAGCGTGTGTCCATACCAGCGCGTTTCTTTTTGAGTTCTTCAAGCGGCCAAAACTCTGGCCATAGCGACCTTTCATTTTCTTCTCCCTCATCTAGAATGGCTGGAAACTCCACAACCTCCCACTGGTCGGCATCAGGGTTCTTCACCATATGATTAATTAACTGACCTGTCAGGTCCATCATAGACCAGCGTGTCATCACCACTATGATAACCCCATTAGGCATCAACCGTTGTAACGGACCTGATTGGAACCACTCCCATGCAGATAAGAACACACTTGGGTTACCTGTCTTGGCTTCCTGCTCTGAATGCGGGTCATCAATTACAAATACATCGGCACCACGACCTGCAAGCGCACCACCCACACCAGCCGCATAGTATTGACCGCCATCGGTAGTGTTCCACTGCCCAGCTGCCTTAGCGTCTTGATTTAGGGAAACATTAGGAAATACGCTGCGGTAATCACTACTATTAACCAAATCTCGAACACGGCGACCAAAAGTAGTAGACAAGTCAGCAGTATGAGTCGCCATGATAATCTTTTTGTCGGGATGGTGGCCAAGAAACCAAGCAGGAAAGAGATAAGACACCAGCTCAGATTTACCCATACGTGGTGCGATGTTGACAATAATGCGCTTTTTATCTCCATCAATGGCATCCTCTAGTAATTTAGCTAGTCTTTTGTGATGGGCACCCACCATATAGTTTGGATACACCGCTTTTACGAAATCTAACAACCCACCTTGCGCCGCTTTTCGTTTTGTACGGTTCATTTTTTCATCAATGAGGTCAAGAAACTCCTGTTGCGCACGTTCAGGCATCTTTTTAAGGTTTGTTAAGACAGCTATACCCTGGTCTATGGGTAATGTGGCTATGTATGCCTTTAAACTACTCACCTAATAGCGCCCCAATGTCAATTTTTGGTACTTCTGGTAGCGGAGCGATGTCCATCGCACCTTTGGAAGCATTTTCTATTGGTTTTGTTACGGTTTTTGGTGGTTCTTGTGAGACCTTTGGTGTTTCTTTGACTTCTTCAAAGTCACCTTCGATAAGAAGACTTAGTTTTTCCTCAAGTGCCGCATCAATTTCTTCGTCTGTACGTTGTTTATAGGTGATTTCTTGCTTCTCAACGAACATTCCTACGTCCGCTAGCTTGCCTAGCAGCTCTACAGCCTTGAGTTGTACCTTGGGGTCTTTGTTATCTGACAGATTTAGTAACTTATTTGTTACTAACATGCGAATTTGGTCCGCATGCTGGATGACTTTCCAGTCATATTCCGATACTAGGGCTTCTAGTTTGATAATTGATTCGGGTTTGTTTAGCGTTGATGTAGTAAGTGAGCCTTTATGCCCTTCAAGATAGGTATGATATGCCACTTCTGCATTAGCTGCATCCTCTTCGGTGACTTCCATGTCAGGCGCACCACTCCTACGGAGTATATCTTTAGCTGTTTTGGCAGCTGCACTTACAAATTGTTCAGGCATTAAGTCCTCAGTACGCATTGGTGTACGTAATAAACGGGGTTCATATGGAACCACTCCTTCAAGCAAATCATATAGTTGTATTTTTTGCGAAGCCATAGGGCGTAACATATCTTAATAATCATAGTGTTGTCAAGCTTTCCGCCTTAAAACCCTAAAAATTTTATAATAAAAATTCAGAGGACCTCATATTAAGTCAAGGGGGGTCATGACGTGAAGATAGAAAGATGCTTCTCTAAAACAGAGAGGAGAGGAGAGAGCGCTGTTTCTGACAAAAACGGGGGTAGGGGGTCACGCTTTACGCGCCGACAATTGTCGGTTTGGCCTCATGATACCTATTGACATTAAATGATATCTATATATAATGGACACATCGACCAAGCAATACCGCGAGGCGATATTTAACAGGAGCATTATCATGTCAAAAGCAAAGTCATCAGTAGTTGTAGTTGTATCTGTATCACAAGAGCAGTTCAATGAAGCAATCGCTGGCATTGCCAGCAACGGCGCGGCAATTAAAGAGCAGTTCGTTATCGCGGCCAAGTTCATTGGGCAGGCCACAAACAAGCGCGACCAAGACGCGGCCAAAAAGCAGCTGGCCATTGCTTACCAAAAACTGCAGGCCACGCTCACGGGCAAGGAATTCAAGCTTGAGAGCGCGCAAACTTGGGTGTCACGCAATGTTAAGAAGTTGAGCGGCAATGCCAAGTTTAAATGGCTGGTAAGTAAAACAGCGGCCGCGGCCAAGAAAAGAGCGGCGCGAGCAGGCGGCAAGGCACCAGCGACCGAGGCACCAGCGGCACCAGCACCAGCGAAGCCGACCAGCATTGAGCAGTTCCGTAATGCGATTATCGCAAAAGAAGTTCAGATTCAAGACGAGTTCCGCGGCGTGATACCAGCTGGCAAGATTAAAGAGTTCGACCAAGCTTTTGCGGCATTCATTCAAACCTTAAACGTAATCCTTAAATAGGAAAGGATGGGCGGCGCGAGCCGCCCTATTAAAATCATGACCCCAACCTACTTTCAAGATATTCCGTATTATGAATGGCACGAAATTGAAAAAACTTTATGGGAAATTACAGTCGGAAAAAAACCAATTGATAGTGAAATGTACGCCTACTTAATTAAATGGCAATCACTGATGAGAGATTTAGCACAGCAGGCCTACTACCATAATGCAGACGTTTAATTAAGCAGCACCCACCAGCCCACATCTTCGGATGTGGGTTTTTTTTGTAGGAACGAGTGACAATAAGCAAGCCAGCCAGCCAGTTAGCCAGCCACCCCACAGCAACGCGCTTCGCACAGCCACGCAAACGCCACCACTTGACATAAGGAAAACACCCTTTCGGACACCCCGACAAATGTCGGCGCGTCACTCGTTCCATAAAAGATAGTAGGACAACCCGACAAATGTCGGCGTGGGCTTGTAACGCCCTGCCAATGCGGTGTTACATAACCGTTCACAGGATAACGAATTATCAGGAGATATCATAGTCGATGTTACATCGGCACCGTTACAGGTTACCTGTAACTGCAACAAATCGTGTGACGCTCGCAAAGCCAATAGGCATGCGGTTCTACGTTACTTTTTTTATCTATTTTCAGCAAAACAAAAATATATATAGAGCCTAGAAATTAGATTATCCTGTAACTGTAACAGAGTGTGGAAAAGCGTGATTGTGTCACTCGTTCTGCGAATGCGCCAACGACTATGTTTTTTGAGCGTTGCGCTCATTTTACCCATTTTTTATTATGTAACACCGCGTCCCTATTGCCTCTCAGAGCGTCACACCATTTGTTGCAGTTACAGGTAACTTGTAACGGTAACACCCCAAAAACAGCCCATTTACCCCATGTTACACAATACTGTTATGTGAACGGTTATGTAACTGTGAACACGCGATGTTGACAGGATAGTTGACGGCCACCACCAAACCAACTACCTTACTGTTATGTAACTGTCAACGTTACAGGATAGCTTATTATGTAACAGTCAACAAAAAGGAGTTTTATCATGGGTGAGTTTTTATTAAGTATTCTCGGATTTTCAGCAGATGAGAGTCATTTAGTGTATGTCAAAAAAACGTTCCGTTCGAAATTCAAAGCGGGTGATGCAGTCAACCTATCCACACCAAACCCGAATCGCGAACACCAAACAACCTACTATCGTATCTATGGCAACTTCTACCCTATCGAAGTGCTGCATGAATTAGTGCGAAGCCAAAACCCGAATGTGGTAGACCGCGATGGGTTCGTACCATATCAAAGAGAACTACGTGATGCAGACATAGCAGTATCAATATCAGAGGGCGAGACGATTACAGAGGTGGCTAAAGCATACGGATGGCACGAAGAAGCTATCAAGTTAGCACTCGTTCGTCATAAAACAAAAATGCTTGCAAAGCGCGAAGCTGAGGATACACTGGACGATGAACCGAAACTAACCCCTGAAAATATCACCGCAGAACAGATAGCGAAGCGTGAAGCGTTACTCGCTCAATGGGAATAACGGAACCTCATAGCTTGACATAAGATACCATCAGAGTATAATAACGGATGTGTCATCGAGATATGGCACACCTTGTAGGACATTCCGACATTTGTCGGGGTGTCCATTTTTATCAGATATTACGGAGAACGATATCATGTGTAACAAATGTGAAGCGACAGCAACACCAACAACACCTTTACTCACTATGTGGGCGCAGTGGTCACACCATACTTATCGCAACGCAACCATCCGCGAGTTTATGAAAGAGCAACACCTCACCGAGAACCGCAAGTATTGGTCACACGCTCGCCGTCATTGGGTGGAGGACGAGAAGCCACAGAAGCAACAAAACGGACACGCATTCGCTAAACAGAAAGCCATCGCGCACAAGGTCGCATCGCGCGAAGCTACTACCCTAGTGGACGCGAACGTGGTTTCGTTCTATCTAAAAACACTCAATGACATCAACCGTTATATAGCCGAGAAGCTAGAGCCATCCTTCGTCAGCACTATGACCAAGCAACGCGATGGCACATGGGAACCGATTGACGTGATGAACAAGCTACACCCATACCTGCACAACCAAGGCTCATCGCATGACGCGTATGCCACATCACAGCAAGCCTTTCATATACTAAACCGCTTGCACAACATTCACTTGTCAACCGAGGACATCAATCAGATAGCGTACTATCCAACGCTCAAGCACATGCGAGAGGGGCGCGAGGTTCGTACCAAGCTAGGTCGTTATCTCACCAAGTATCAGCAAGCACTCAGCCTATCCGAGAGCGACATCAAGAACATGGCAGAGAAGCACTCAGCCAATATGCGCTCACGTGGTGGGTGGTCGGTGGACTTCATCGCGCATAACGATGCACAAGGTTGGCTCACTGTGTACGAGAGTCCCGATGTCACTAGCTGTATGCAGAATGAGGATGCTGTGCGTATCTATGCCCACGAGAAAAGCGTACTGCGCCTAGCCCATGTCAAGGCAGGTGATAAGATAATCGCACGTTGTATCGTGCGAGAGGATGACGGTGCCAAAGGTTGGCTACGTGTGTACCCTGACCCGAACGGCTACGCAGAAGGTCGCTATCTCTTGGACTATCTCAAGACCAACGGCTACGAAAATCAGACCAACCTAGACGGTGCGCTGTTACAGTACATCGAGAGTGGCAGTAACATCGTGTGTCCGTACCTTGACTATGGTAGTGGTGGTGACCAATCGGTCGGTGTGGTTACGCGTGATGGTGTCCGATACCTTGAGGCAGGTGGCAGTGACTACAACGCGACCGAGACCAACGGCTATGCCCAAACCAATACACAGTCATGTGATATATGTGGCGATGATGTCCACGAGGAGGAGATTAGCCACATCGAGCATGATAATAACTACGTGTGTGAGCATTGTCGTGACCGTCACTATACGTGGGCTTATGGTCGTAGATACGAGGACTATTTCCCTAGCGATGAGTGTGTCGAAGTCAACGGCGAATGGTATTGGGTTGATACGATTGAGAACCACGGCTTTGAACAGTGTCAGCATACCTATGATTATTTCCCAAGCGATGAGATAGTAGGGACATATGATGGTAGGTATCACATGGACTATGTTGTTAGCGTTGACCGCCATACCGATTGGGAATATGTGTACGAGAACAATGTGCATACCTTATCAGACGGCACGACTTGTCACGAGAATGATGCAGACTCATACCAAATGGAAATTGATGTTGAGGCTGGCAAAGTATAATACGCGCCGACATTTGTCGGGGTGTCACAAACAGGAGAATTACAATGGAACATCTTATTAGTATTTTAGAAACACGTCGCCAACATAACAGCGAGGGCGAGGCATCATTCATTGAGCGGTTCATCTTACCGCTAGGTGCTACACCCATGACCAACCCCAAGGGCGAGACGATTGCCTACGTGGTGAACAACACACACGGACATAGTAAGGTGTTGTGGTCGGCTCACATTGACACGATGCACCGCAAGACTAAAGAGGGTGCGGATGGTGGGCTTACTCAAGAGGTGTGGGTAGCAGATGACGGCATGGCATTCGTGACTGACACAGCAGATTGTCTAGGTGCAGATGATGGTGCAGGTATGTATCTTATGTTCAACATGATTATGCAGGATGTGGCAGGTACGTACATCTTTCATCGTGGCGAGGAGATTGGTTGTTGGGGTAGTGGCGAGATGGCTACGCATCATCGTGATTGGCTCAAGCAGTTTACTCATGCGATTGCATTCGACAGGCGCGGTACGACTAGCATCATTACCCATCAGCGTGGCGAGCGTTGTTGTAGCGATGCGTTGGGCAACCAACTTGCTGGACTATTCGGTACTGCGATGGAGTATGTGCTAGACCCGACAGGCGTTTACACCGACACAGCGGAGTATATGGACATTATTCCAGAATGCTTAAATATATCCATCGGGTATGACAGCGAGCATAGCCACTTCGAGACACTAGATACTAACCATGTGTTTGCGTTGCGCGATGCTATATGCGCACTAGATTGGGACACCATCTCGCTTGTAGTAGAGCGTGACCCGACCAAGCGTGAGTATAAAGAGCCTAGCTATGGTGCATGGGGTACGTGGTCGGGCAGTAAGTCACGGTTACCATCTAACATCAGTGCGTATGAGATACCTAGTGTCGAGCGTATCCTGTCTACTTCAACGCGTAGCCTTGCACAATGGGTAGCAGATGCAGACCCCGAGGATGTAGCGATGCTACTACAAGACATGGCAGACCAGCTAGAGGAGGCGCACTATGCCATGAACGACTACTATGACGAGTCAGCTTATAACAAACTAAATGTGGGGATGATGTAATGGCAACGATTAGACACAGTCCGAATTGGAACAAACGAACTAACCACGAGTACGACGAGCCTGTCGTACCTCGCTCACAGTTTAATAACTTTGTGCGTGATTATCTTGAGGCTTGCTTTGATGGTAGGGATGTATATGTACTACCAAAGTATCAAGATGAGTTAGACAGGTTCTTGTGGTAACAACATATCACACGCTTGTAATAAGCCCTAGTAGGTGTATAATGGTAGACCTAGTGGGGCAATCAAGCCTTACCCATCCCGACATTTGTCGGGGTGTAATTTAAATGAGGAGAAGCATCATGCCAAGAGGTATTTATGACCGCAGTAAAAAAGTAACACAAGTAGAACGTCCTGTAAGAAACATAGTATCACTTGAGGAAGCTATCAATGTAGTGGCTAATGCGCTTGCTGTCGTTGATGGTTTAGACATCAAGGTGTGGGGTGACGAAGTGTTGTTTGACTATGATGGCTCACGCTACACGACAACATCTTATGACGCACACAAGGTGCTTGAAGCTATCAAGACTTTAGCAGACTGTAAGTACGACTAACAATAAACCTAACGGAGAATGACAATGAATAATGCTTATAACTTTGCAGTAAACCACCATGAGGCGGCTACATTAGTACGTACGAATGGTAACAAAGTATCGTATGTTTTTGAGGGTGAGCCAGGTGTTGGTAAGTCTAGCATCTTGAAATCACTCAAGGAACAAATGGGAACGAGTGACTTTGACTTTATCTACATCGACGTGCCACTCAAGGACATTCCCGACATCGCGCTATCAATGCCCGACCATGAGGCAAAGGTAACACGTGCGTTCATCAATGAGATTTGGTTAGGTACAGACCCAAAGAAACCTAAAGTCATCTTGGTTGACGAGGTGTTCAAGGGTACGGACTTTGTGAAGCTGATGATGAACCGCCTACTGCTTGAGCAACAGGTCGGTGACTACAAGTTACCCGAAGGCAGTATCGTGTTTGGTACGACTAACTTCGCGACCGATGGTGTGGGTGACAGAGCCAATGCGCATACCAACAGCCGAATAGTGCGTGTGCCAATGCGTAAGTCGACAGGTGATGAGTGGCAACCATGGGCAATTGAGAACAACATCCATCCGCTTGTGACGACGTGGGCTAAGCAGAACCCAGCTATCTTTCATTCGTACAAGGACACCGAGTTTGATGCGAGAGCGCACAAGGATGGGCAAGGGATATTCCACTACATATTCCACCCACAACATAACAACCAATGCTACGTATGCCCACGTACGCTAGAGATGGCAAGCCATCAGATATACAACATGGAGACAACAGGCGAGGCTCTTATGACTAAGGCATTGATTGGTACGGTAGGCATGAAAGCAGCTCTTGATATGAGTGCGATGTTTGCGCTAGGTGCAGACCTACCTACGCTGGATGACATTGTGCAACAGCCCGACAATGCGCGAGTACCAAGAAGCGCACCAGCACAGCTGATGCTAGTGTTCAAGTCGTTGCAGTATCTTAGTGCTGGTAACGTGGATGCGTTTGCTACTTACTTCCAACGCTTGCCTAAAGAGGTGATGAGTACTTGGATTAAGACCATCGTATCTACGGACAAGGTGAAAGCTATCGCGCTCAAGAACCAACAGATTAAAACGTTTGCGATTGATAACAGCTGGATACTATGAAAAAGCAAATGCTTCCGTTCTTGACCGAGTGGCTACTTAAGCATGGAACTAACCCGACTGCGATTGAAAAGCTAGGCATTACCAATATGGAATTGTTCTATAAAGCGATGCGTAAAGGCTACGTCATTGAGGTATCAGTCGGGCAACCAGTAATCATGAAGCTAACTAAAGAAGGTGTTAAATACTTACAGGAGAATCAAAAATGAGTTCATTAAATGCGGCAATTGTAGAGTTAAATGTATCAACATGGACGGCGCGTAAGCTAGACAAGAACGCGTCTAAAGAAGTTAAGGTAAGTAAGGGCGCGAACAGCGATGATGCGGCACGTGTCAACAAGAACCTGTTAGCAGGTATGAACAACCTAAAGCGTGTGACTGACTTCGTAGCACTAACACGTAACGACTTCTATCGCTTGACCTTGCCTTGGTCTGATAGTGGGCAACGCTTGGTACCGATGATGCAGTTCTTTGAGTTGAAGCAATGGATTAACGACCGTGAGGCTACGTTCAATCAGCTAGTGTCAGAGTTCTTGCGTGACTACCCAACATTGATTAGTGCGCAAGCCTTTCAATTGGGTGCGTTGTTTGACCGCAATGAGTTCCCCGATGTTGAGGAGATTGCTACTAAGTTTAGGTTCAAGGTGGGGTTCTTACCGCTACCAAGCACAGGCGACTTCCGTATTGATGCACCGAATGAGATTGTGGCTGACATGCAGAAGGAATACGAGGCGATGTTCAACGAACGTATTGAACAGGTAAACCAAGAGTTATGGACACGCTTGCATGACACGCTTAAACACATGAGCGACAGGCTGGGCTATGACCCCACAGGCAAGGCTAAGATATTCCGTGACAGCATGGTAGACAATGCTGTAGAATTATGCGACATGCTAAAGCGATTGAACGTAACCAATGACCCGAAACTAGAGAAGGCTAGGGCTGGGCTAGAGTCAGCACTACTTGGCGTTGATGCTAGTGAGATTAGATTAGATGGGGCGCGTGATGAAGTCAAACACAAAGTTGATACCGTCATCGCTGATTGGTTCTAGGAGAATAGAATGAGACAAGATGAATTAAGTGCAGAGCAGTTGATTAGCAAGACCAAGGTGTCTATCATGAACGATGACGATTGGAAGTGGATGGCTGGCATTGTCATGATGGGTACGACAGGCTTTGTTGAGGGTGACCACAAGGTACAGACAGCGGCGACTGATGGCTTGAACGAACTGTATCATCGTGACTTTATTGAAGGGCTAACACTACCGCAGATTAAGTTTATCGTACTGCATGAAAACTTCCATAAGATGTTTAGACATCTATTTGTATGGCAAGCCTTGTGGAAAGAGTCGCCTGAGTTAGCGAACATCGCATGTGACGCTGTGATTAACACACAGTACTTGTATGGTAAGGCTGGCTTAGACTTTGTTGAAGGTGGTATCTACATGCCTGAATACAGAGATGCTGATGTGTGGAACGTCAAGGCTGTGTACGATGACCTTAAGAAGCAAGCTAAAGAACTACCGCAGAGCGGACACGACCAGCATGATTGGGAAGAGGCTGACCAAGTATCCGAAGCAGAAGCTAAAGACATCGAAGTACAGGTAGACAATGCGTTACGACAAGCCGCGTTAGCTGGCAACATCGGTGCGAGTATGCCACGTAGTATTACAGAGATGCTTGTACCCGAGGTGGATTGGAAGTCATTGCTTGCTGAGTTCTTTAAGAGTGCATGTAGTGGTAGTGACAAACAAACATGGCGCAGACCACACCGTACTTACGTAGCATATGATTTGTATATACCAGCGCCGTATAGCGAGAACATTGGTCGTGTACTAATTGCTGGTGATACGTCGGGTTCTATTGATGACCGCATGCTGTCCGTCATTCTAGGTTACATGCAACAGCTAGTAAATGAGACACAACCCAATGGTGTAGACATCGCATGGTGGGGTAGTAAGGTCGTAGGTGTAGATAGTTTTGAGCGCGGTGCTATGGACAGCCTAGCTAGTGTAGTCAAGCCTGTAGGCGGTGGTGGTACAAGTCCCGCATGTATAACTGAGTGGATGAAGAAGGAGAACAAAGATGATTACGTATGTGCAGTCATTATCACTGATGGAGAGTTTTATGGTGATAGCGTTGGCGAGTGGGGTGACCTACCTACTCTATGGCTTGTGGTTAATAGCAGACCGATACCTAACATCCCTGTTGGACAAACTGTTCAAGTAAAGGATGTGTCATGAATGATACGCTAGATGGATACAAAGAATGGCTGTTAGATATATTGATTCGATGCGGTGTTGGGGTGATTAGGAATACTAACATGCATTGGAGATACTTAAATGAGGCAACGATTAAAGGGCACATTGTGTATGGAGATGACGAGGAGTCTAACTTTATTGCATATACACTAACACCTACTGCGGCTAACTATTTAAAGGGGAACGAGTGATGTTTTTTGAATCAGCACAATTGATTGACAGCGTGTACGGCATGCGGACTAAGCCTAATACCAAACACGCTAAGAAATTAAAAGAAGCCATCGCCTATCTTGGTGATAAGTATTTGTTGGCTAAACCTGTGGAGAAAAATCATGGATAAAATTATTACTCCTGTAATTGTTGGATTGATGACATCATGCATTGTGTGTGGTATATTGCTAAACCAAATACCAAAAGTCGAGGAGTGCATTGTGTTAATGAAAGACCAATACGGACATACTCACCAATACAAAGGAGCGGCGCGATGAGTTGGAATTATAGAGTGATGGAGTTTGAAGATGAATTCGAAGGTAAGTATTATGAAATCAAAGAAGTTTATTACAATCGTGATGGCACACTTATGGGTTACTGTGACGCTAGTGTCAGTGGTGGGTCTTTTAGTGACATTATTGGTACCCTAGATGCAATGAAAACAGACGCACATAAAACCGTGCTGAAGCCTAGTGACTTTTGCGAAGAAGCACTAGAACAACAAGAGATAGGCGATGCTGAAATTAAACAGATGCTAAATGATATTGAGTATTATCAAAAGCGTGTTGAGGAATTGGAACAACCATTGCAAGAATGTAAGTTCTGCAAACAAAGAGAGGTCAACTTTGATGATGAGCCTGAACCTAAAGACCCGCTGTGCAAAATATGTGGTAAAGTTCTAGGTAGCACTCAAGAATGTGCATGGACAGGGTGCCCACTTAATTGGGGTGATGAGTCGCGCACAGATGTAATAGGGCAGAACGGAAATGACGGCTTACACTACGAGGAGACGAAAGATGGCAGCTAACATAAGACACATAATCAACGGCGAAAAGAACCGCAACGCTGTGCTAGATTATCTGAAAGGCAAACACGCAACCAGCAAAGAGATTTACATTGCTTTGGGTATGACTAAATCTCAGTTAGCGTTATACACTATACAGTTACAAAAGTCTGGACACATAGTTAAGTGCGATGCAGGGGCTAAAGAGTTTAAGTACAAACGAACTAACAAACCTTACTACACAATGGACGCAAAAGATAAACTAATTGATAAGGAGTATGGGGTAGAGGTAGACGAGATGCCCGAAATTAAATCAGAACATGCACGTGTAGTTAGATTATTAAGTAAACCATTAGCACCGCCACCGCCACCAAAGAATCGCAAGAGTATGTATAGCGGTATCCAAAGTGGCTTGTCAATGTTTAGTATGGAGTAAAAGATATGAATCCATTTCATGAAGTAAAAACTAAATCTGTTATCCGTGAGGCGGTGATACGTGAGGCAATGCGCCCCGATGCTGAGTGGGTTAAGTATTTTAATTTTGATGCAACACGCATTCCTAATGACATACTGGCTCAAGACCCTGTGATTGCAGACATTGGCAGTCGTCATCCGTTGATGGGTGGTGTTGTGATGCTACCGCCGAATACGTTTTATAATTGGCACACAGACACACGTAGAGGTGTAAGTATCAACATGGTGCTGAACCCTTATGATGGTATGAGCCATTGTGTGTTCACCCCTGATAAAGATGTTGTCGTAGGGCAGTTTATTGAGTTACAATATAAACCCGACACATACTATGTGTTCAATACACAAGTTAACCACATGGTGCTGAACTTTGAGGAGCCTAGGTTTTTGCTGACGATTGAGTTTGGTGAGGACAAAGACGCGTTAAGTTATGACGACCTGTTGCTGGAGATACTGTAATGGGTAAGGGAAAACCAGGCGCAGTATACGAAAAATTTATTGATGGGAGTATGAGAATCGTGGGAAGCGGAGCGGATAAAGATTGGGTAGAACCCCAAGCAGAAGCGTGGGATGCAATGCGTAATAAGGTGTGGGGTGTAAACCCTTTAGACAAACAAGAAGGTGGCAATCACTACAAGGATATGGCGATACAACCTGTAGAGTTTATCACGGCTAACAATCTTGGGTTCTTGGAAGGCAACGTGGTGAAGTATATCTGTAGGCATCATGCTAAGAACGGTGCGGAGGATATTAAGAAGGCAATTCATTACTGTGAGTTGTTATTACAAACTAAGTATGGAGGCTAACGTGAAAACGTGTAAGAAGTGTGGGGAAACTAAACCGTTAGAAGCATACCCAAAAACTAAAAAAACAAATGATGGGCATTCAGGTTCGTGTAAAGAATGCCGCAATGCATACGTAGTAGCATGGAGCGCGAGAAACCCAGAAAAAATTCGTGAGATTAAAGCTAAGTACAGAGCAAAAAACCCTGATAAAGGACGTAAAGATTATGATATTTATTTAGCTCGTGTGGGTAAGTCTAGGTATAAACCTAAAACTCCAGAAGAAATACGAGAGCGAAAGAATGAATATAACAGTAGATGGAAGAAAGAGGACAGAAAAAAACATCCTGAGAAATATAAAAACTCGCCACGTAAGCTAGAGTGGCAAAGAATGGACAGGCTTAAGCACCCTGAAAAATACAGGGAGTATGTAAAAATTTGTTATTATAGACATCGCCAAAAATATATAGCTAAAGCACATGAATGGTATAAAGCTAATAGAGAATATGTGGTGGAAAAACAAAAAGTATATAACCGAAATCGGGTAGCTAGTTTAGCTGACCGATATGTAATATCTTTAATCAAAGGGAAAGGAGGAAAACTTACTGACATTCCGCAAGAACTTATTGAAGTAAAACGTTTACAATTAAAAATTAGGAGAATGGCAAATGAAATCAGTAACAGCACTACGAAATGAACTAGCAGATGTATTTGATAAATTAAACGCAGGGATTATCAAACCTAAAGAGGCAGGTGAACTTGCCAACGTAGCAGGTAAGATGATTAACAGCGCAAAGGTTCAGCTTGAATACTATGCACTACGTAAAGAAACCCCAACGATTGATTTTCTAAAGGGCGAGTAAGATGTGGGTACTACTTGACGATGAAGGCGAAGTCGTTAGGTACTTCAACTACCCAGCTAAGAATGCAGTAGAGGTAGTAGAAAAGAAGTTAACCTTTGATGAAATGATTGAACAACTAGGAGAATGTTTATTATGAGTGAACCACAAGGAGCGGGAGTACCGCTAACAGATGCACAGTTACATGCAACATTATCAGCTATGCACCACGGCTTAATTACTATGCAAGCTAGGCTTGATGACCACGAGAAAGTACTTGAGAAGCTGATGCTTGTCATGCAAGAATTGACCGTTGGGCAAGTACCTAATGGATTTAGACAACCGAAGCAGGTAAACTAGTCAATGGGGGAAAGCGCACGATATATTGTGCTCACTTTATTAATCGTAATTACGTTAGTACCCCACCTTTTACATGGAGCGTAACATGGAATTAAATAGAACAAACCACCTACACAGATGGATGTGGTGGACAAAAGGCGAGTGCGTAGTAGAAGTATTAAGGACAGGGCATTTTCCTACGACCGCTATGGTAGTCCTACCTAATGATAAACAAACTGAAATTGATATTAACGAACTTGAAATGCCGAGAGATTGATATGGCGGCTACACCTGAAAAGAAAGTAAAAGATGCGGTTACTAAAATTCTTAAAGAATATAACGCTTATTATTTTTATCCCGCCACTGGCGGGTTTGGTCGCAGTGGCGTTCCTGACATCGTTGCTTGTTTCCGTGGGCATTTCATTGGTATCGAATGTAAGGCAGGGAATAACACGACGACTGCATTGCAAGACCGAGAGTTAGCAAAGATTGAGGAAGCTGGTGGTCGTGCTATGGTTATCAACGAAACTAATATTACTGATGTTAGAGAGGCACTAGATGCAATTGGCTATTGAGTATATACTTTGCTATAGCGTAGCGTTTGGGGTGGGGTTTATTATGGGAGTAGGTACAGTAATGCTACTTCAAATTAACGACCGCCGCAGACAAGCGATTATAGATAAACGTATGAAACAAATTAGAAAAGATAACAACAGGAGATACCATGGCGGATGAAGCCGATTTAGCACAAGCTAATTCAGAACTAGACGATTTACTTCGTCGCAAGTATACTAAGAAACCTGGGCTCGAAGCAGAGGCTACAGGTGAATGCTTGAATTGTTTTGAACCAATAGAAGAAGTAGGTAAACGCTGGTGCGATGCTGACTGTCAACACGACTGGGAATTACGGAGGAGAAGGTAGATGTTTAGTAAAGTGGTTTATAGAATTAACGACCACAAGTATAAAGTTGAAAGTACGGACACAGAAGGCAAGCTAGATAGAATCCAATACTATAAAAGTCTAGATGCCATGCCTGAAGATTTAGGCAACAAAGTAAAACAATTATTGTGGACAAGTACAAATGACCAATCAATCACCGAAGAACTTGGAGTACGGATTGGTGATAATATATTTTGGATTATCTAACGGAAAATAGAATGAAAATAATAACACTAGATTTTGAAACCTATTACGACAAAGACTTTTCGCTATCAAAAATTACAACCGAAGAGTATGTGCGTAGCAAACAGTTTGAAGTGATTGGTGTAGCTACTAAGGTTGATGACGGTCCGATTGTGTGGGTGGCAGGTTCGTATAAAGAACTTAAAGCACACCTTGATTCACTACCGTGGGGCGACCACCTTATGCTTGCACAGAACACAGCGTTCGATGCGGCTATCCTCAATTGGCGATTCGGAATTAAACCCGTAGGCTACTTGGATACAATGAGCATGGCGATGGCTATCCACGGACTAGAACAATCTGTAAGCCTAGCTAACCTAGCTAAGGTCTATGGCGAAGAAGACAAGGGCGAACAGGTCAAGCAGTACATCGGCTATCATCGCAAAGACTTCTCACCACTAGAGCTTGAGGACTACGGTGTCTACTGTAAACATGACGTAGAGATTTGCTATAACGTGTTTAACAAGATGCTACCTAACTTCCCTAAGACAGAACTACGCGTGGTTGATTTAACTATCCGTATGTTTGCCGAGCCTATCCTAGAACTAGACGAGAAGCTATTGGTAGATGACTTGATGCAGATTCGTGCAGACAAGCGTGGTTCGTTAGTAACCATGATGAACTTACTAGGTGTTAAGAATGAGGACACCCTCAAGAAACAATTGATGAGTAACGACAAGTTTGCAGAGTTACTCAAGTCACGTGGGGTTGAACCACCTACTAAGATTAGTGACAAGACAGGCAAGGAAGCATGGGCATTCGCTAAGACCGACGAGGAGTTTACAGACCTCATGGACAGCGAAGACCCGATGATTGCTACCCTAGTAGCAACGCGCTTGGCTAACAAGTCGACCATCGGTGAGACAAGAACAGAATCATATGCAGACATTGCAGCACGTGGTACATATCCGTTCTCATTGAAATACTCAGGGGCGATGATTACCCACCGCTGGTCGGGCTTTGATACTAACCCACAGAACTTGCCACGTGGTTCGACACTACGTAAAGCAATCATGGCACCTGATGGACACCAGCTAGTAGTAGCTGACTTGAGTAACATTGAGTTACGCTTGGGTATGTGGCTTGCTGGTCAACACGATGCGATACAACAGATTAACGATGGTATGGACTTGTATAAAGTATTTGCATCTGAGGCGTTTAACTTGGACTACAAAAAGATTGGTAAAGACAGTAACGAACGGTTCATTGCAAAGGTCTGTTGCCTATCACTAATCTATGGTACAGGGGCAATTAAGTTACGCGAGACCATCCGTATTCAAAGCAAGGGCAAGACGACCGTATCAGCTAACGAAGCAGAACGCTTAAAGACTTTGTATCGTGATAAGAATACTAACGTTGCTGATGCGTGGCGCGAAGGTGGGTATGTACTGGAGTGGATTAAGAACAATGAGTCGCATACGGTGTATGACTTCTTACCTGTGCTTGGTTCAGCTGGGATTATTAAACCTAATGGCTTATCGCTACCATACCCTAACTTGACTGAGAGCTTGGGGGCTAAAGGGAACGAGTGGCATTATGATGTGCGCCGTGGTCGTGCAACGATGAAGGATAAAGTGTACGGCTCAAAGGTTTTCCAACGTGTAACACAAAGCCTAGCACGTGACATTATGGCAGAACATACTATCAACATTAACAAAAAGTATTGGGTTGCAGGGTTGGTACATGATGAGGTAATATGTGTGGTACCTGATGGTGAAGTGGAAGAAGCAAAGACATACATCACACAGATGATGCGTACACCACCAGCATGGGCTAAAGACTTACCACTAGATTGCGAAGTAGGTTCGGGGAAAAGATATGGCAACGCTAAGTAATTACAAATACAATTCACCAGCTAATCGGAAACAAGTAGTTAACTACTTAAACGACCAGACCAAGTTTTGGCACAACTACACCGACAAGTGCTGGTATGACGATGGGTATGATGAAGATGATGTGAACGAGATTGTAGCGTCACTTAAGATGGCGGTTGACCAAGGCACTAGCACTCTACTTAGAGACTGCATTAAATCAGAAACACCATCCGCAAATCTACGACTATTAAAAGTAGCGAAACGGATACCGTTTTTTGATTACCCTTTTGAGCCTAAAGCACCACAGGTTAAGAAAGCTGTTGTTAGAGAACACTACATTAACAGGGATGAAGATACTATTACGCATATCCCTAAGATTGAACCGCCTAAACCTAAGCCTGTACCGAAATGGTATACGGTTGAAGAAGACTGCCACGAGGTAGAGAGGTGGTTATCTATTATTGAATCAGTAGATAACTTGGAAATTATCAGAACACCTGAGTCAGTTAGGAATATCGCTAAGTGGATTAGGGAAGATGAGCATGCTAATTATAGACGCAAGAATCCCATTGCGTGTGACCAAGTGCGTGACATACTAAAGGAGTTTGAAAAATAAATGGCTTATAGTTACTCGGCAATAAAAGCATTCAAGAACTGCCAACGACAGTATTATGAAACACGGATACTAAAGAACTGGCCGTTTCCCGAAACAGAAGCCATCATGTACGGCAAGGATGTGCATAAGGCGCTTGAAGATTATATTGGTGAGAACAAGCCGTTAGGTCCGCATACTAGGTTCCAACCTATTGCTGATTCAATCAAAGCATTAGAAGGTGAGAAGCTAACTGAGTTTGAGATGGCGCTTGATGATAACTTAAATCCGTGTGAGTTCTTAGGTAAAGATGTTTTCATACGTGGTATCGCTGACATCGTAGTGGTGGACAAAGAAAAGAAACGTGCGTATATAGGCGACTACAAAACAGGCAGTGCTAAGTATCCTGACACAGACCAACTAGAACTTATGGCGTTGATGATATTCAGATATTTCCCTGAAGTAGAGCATGTAAAAGCCGCCCTTTTATTTATTGTTCATGATAAAGTAGTGACTGCTGAATACCACAAAAAAGACGCAAAGCCTAAATGGAAGCAGTGGCTGGCTAAGGTAGAAACAATGGAACAAGCCGCTGCTATGAACATTTACCATGAGAATCCCACAGGGCTATGCGGGTGGTGTGAAGTAACAACATGCCCACACAACACTAAAGACAGACGAATAAGGAAATCAAAATATGCCTAGAAAACCAAACCTACCCAAAGGCGACCCTGAATGGAAACGCGAATGGGAATACCAAAAGAAAACTGGTGAAAATAAAAAGAATACCGAACGTGCGAAAGCCCGTCGGATGTATGATAAACTTGGAATCGACCGTAAAGGTAAACAGATAGACCACATAAAACCGCTTGAAGCGGGTGGCAAAACTACTAAAGGTAACTTGAAACTTGTTTCAGTTGCCGCAAACGAAAAGAAAAATCTCCATCACAAAGGAGAAAAGAAAGGTAAGTAATGGAGATAGTAGATAACAAAGCATTATTAGTAACAGTAAGAAACCCAAAACGATTTACCGATGTAATCCCAAGCAGCGTAAACCTAGGCGAAGTATCCGAAGGTATATATGAACTGATGGTTAAGTGGGACTATGATAATACTGTAGCCCTAACTAAACTAGGATTAAAGAAAGTACCATCTGTTATTGATAAAGAATATAGATGGGCTGGTAAGTTCAAACCAATGGCTCACCAAAAAGAGACAGCTGGGTTTATTGTTAATAATCAGAAGTGCTTTGTTTTCAACGAGCAAGGTGTAGGTAAGACAGCAAGCGCGGCATGGGCAGTAGACTACTTGATGACCAAAGGTAAGGTTAAACGAGTGCTAGTCGTCTGCCCATTGTCTATTATGAAAGCTGCATGGCAACGCGATTTATTCCAAGTCCTACCCCATCGTTCAGTAGGCATTGCACATGGCACACCCAAATCACGTCGTACTGTCATTGAAGGCAACTACGAGTTTGTCATACTAAACTTTGACGGCATTGAGATTGTGCTACAAGAATTAAAAGATGCTAACTTTGACTGTATCATCGTGGACGAAGCTAATGCTTTAAAGTCTACACAGACACGTAGATGGAAAGCGTTTAAACATCTAGTTAAACCTGAGACACGCCTAGTGTTAATGACAGGTACACCAGCGGCACAATCCCCTGAAGATGCGTATGGGTTAGCTAAGTTAGTCAGCCCACAAAACGTACCAGCCTTTGTAAGCGGTTGGAAAGACCTAGTGATGCAAAAGATTAGTACGTTTAAATGGATACCACGCCCACGTGCGAAAGACATTGTATACAAAGCATTACAACCAGCTATCCGATTTACTAAAGAAGAATGCCTAGACTTACCTGACATCACATACGAAACACGTGAGGTTCCAATGACCCCACAACAAGAGAAGTACTACCAAGTATTACGTAAACAATTGCTTATCGAAGCGGCTGGTGAATCGGTAAGTGCAGTCAATGCGGCGGCAAAGCTAAACAAGTTATTACAAATCTCATGCGGTGCAGTATATTCTGATGATGGCGCTCCGCTGTACTTTGATATCAGTAACCGCTTGGCAGAACTAGAGGCTGTGATTGACGAGAGCCTAAAGAAAGTTATTGTGTTTGCACCGTTTACTCATACGATTGAAGTGATAGAACAGTTCCTAACTAAAAAGAAAATAACCTGTGCAGTAATCAATGGAGCAGTATCGGCTAACAAACGCGCTACGCATATTCAGAACTTCCAAGAACTACCCGACCCTCGTGTATTGATTATCCAACCACAAGCGGCAGCACATGGAATTACATTGACTGCGGCGAACACCGTAGTTTGGTTTGGTCCTACGTCAAGCGTTGAGACCTACCTACAGGCAAATGCACGTGCGCATCGTAAGGGGCAAGACCACAAAGTTACTGTAATTATGATTCAAGGTAGCCCTGCGGAAAGCCATATGTATACCATGCTGAATGGTAAAGTTGACTCCCACAACCAACTGATTGATTTGTATAACAACATATTATCTGATAAGACTGAATAAAACTGTTGACGATGTTGTATGACATTAGTACAATGGTTCCTGCTGTTTAGTTAAGGAGAATGATATGGCTGTTACAATAGATAAATTGGTTGCTATCCATCGTAAGATGGAAACTGCCATGGCTGAATATCAAGCCAAAATTGACGAGATTGAGGAACAGCGTCAGGAAGTACGTAACACTATTCTAGAGATTATGAAAGAACAAAAGCTAGAGTCTGTGCGTACTGACCACGGCACTGTTACCAAAGGAGTCAAAGATAGATACTGGTCGAATGATTGGTCTGCGCTACATCAATATATTATTGAACACGGTGCGGTCGGGTTACTTCAACAACGTATCCATGAAACAAATATGCGTGATTGGATTGCCGCGCATCCTAATGATTTCCCGCCTAGTCTGAACATCGACAGAGAGTTTGGGATTACAATCCGTAAACCTAGCACAAAGAAGGAGTTGTAAATGAGTGACGTTCAAGAAACACCGTTGTTAAATATTGAACAAGCATCAAAGTATATCCAATTAAGTACAGCAACATTGTCACGTATGCGAAAGGATAATAGTGGTCCAGCGTTTGTTAAATTAGGTGCACGTATTTTGTACCGTAAAACAGATTTAGATGCTTACATCGAATCTAAAGTTAGTCAATAAAGGAGAATGAAATGGCAACAGAAATTACAATGTTTAGTGGTAACGCAATCCCAGCACACATTGCAAAGCGTGAATTAAGTAAAACAACGTTAGCACTTGCAGGTGCAGGTTCAACTAATACAACGAAGCGTATCTCTATTGAAGGTGGTGTATTCCGCATGATGGTCGGCGGTAAAGAAGTTGCTAAGAATACAGACCGTTCAATGAATGTAGCTATCGTTAGTACAGCACCAGCAAACAGTCGTGTCTATTACGACCCATCAGTCCCATATGTACGTGGTCAAGCATCAGCACCAACATGCTCATCAACAGATGGTAACAAACCAAACCCAGGCACTAAGACACCACAAGCTGCAACGTGTGCAACATGCCCACAAAACATCGCAGGTTCAGGTAATGGTGAGTCACGTGCATGTCGTTACCAACGTCGTTTGGCAGTTGTGCTTGAAGGTGATATGGGTGGTGATGTATATCAAGTTATCTTACCAGCTACTTCTATCTTTGGTAAAGGTCAAGGTACACAGCAATTGCCATTAGAAGCCTATGCTCGTATGTTGCATGGTAACCGTGTGGGTGTTGATTCAGTAGTAACTAAGATGGAATTCGATACAGATTCATCTACACCTAAGTTGGTATTCTCTCCAGCACGTTTCTTGGAAGAAGATGAGCAAGCTATTGTAGACCGTCAAGCAGATACCCCTGAAGCTGAGTACGCAATCGGTTTAAGTGCATACCAAGTCGATACAGGTAACGTTGCTATTGCGGCACCGAAACCTACTGCGGTAGTGGATACTACAGTGGCACCTAAGCAATCAGGTTTTCAGCCTGTAGCTGATGAAGAAGAGGCTATCCCTGAGCCAGTCAAGGCTACACCAGTTGACGCAGATGCGCGTTCTGCAAAAATTGCGAATGTACTAGACGCATGGGGTGACTAACTTTATAATAGATACACCTGCCCTCACGGGTGGGTGTATTTTTCTTAAACAACGGAGAACAAAAATGCATACAAAAAGACCACTAATAGGTTTTACATCAGAGTACCTAACAGAATTAATCCAAACCCGTAATGAAATGATATACGGCTTACAAGTTGAAATTAAAGACATAACTGACGAATTAGAATTTAGACAGAACCCAAATCCACCAGTCCAATTAGAATTATTTTAGTAAAGGCACGTTATGAATACGCTTATTAATAGCGTGGTGCCTTCTATTGGGACCTACTGCCTCACTACCATACAAGGTAAAGCAATTGTACAAACCTTTTACGATAATAAGGATGTACTTGTAGCCGCTGGTATTGACGCGTCAGCGCAAGGTAAAAACGCATACTATGCTATGGCATCGTTCAAAGATGCAAGCACACGTACACAAGATAACGTGTTACGGCTTAAAGCGTTTTGGCTTGACGTAGACTGTAAGAATAAAGACCCCCTAAAAGACTACGCTAACAAAGAGGATGGTATCAAAGCCATCCAACAGTTCTGCTCACGTCACTCGTTCCCTCGTCCAACCATCGTTGATTCAGGCAATGGCTGGCATGTGTATTGGGTTTTGGACACCGAAGTTACAAAAGACGAATGGCAACCTGCGGCTGATAAACTAAAGTCACTATGCTTGAACGACGGCTTACGTATTGACCCAGCATGTACAGCGGATAGCGCTCGGATTCTACGTATTCCTAGCACACAGAACTATCGCTTTGACCCACCGTCAATAGTTGAATTAAAGATTGAGGGTAAGCCTGTCATGTTCGAGGCTTTTACAGGCTTGGTAGACCTAGGTTTGTTGACACTAAATGTAAAGCCTAGTTTAAAAATAGCTGGCACACCTACTAAAAAAGAAATGAGCGCGGTAACAAAAGCGTTGATTGGTAATACATCTTCGTCGTTTAAGAAAATCGTAAAGCGGAGCGGTGCAGGTAATGGCTGTGAGCAATTATTACATGGGGTAGTTGACCAAGCTACCATTGACGAACCTTTTTGGAGGGCTGTGCTATCTGTAGCACAACACTGTAATGACTCTACCACTGCAATTCATCTGGCTTCTAATCAGCACCCTGATTATGACTATGATGCTACGGTCGCAAAAGCTGAACAAACAAAAGGCCCATATACTTGCGCGACATTCGATACTCTACGTGGTAACGTTTGTCAGTCTTGCCCTCATTATAATAAAATCACAAGCCCTATCCAGTTAGGTAATGAGGTAGTAGCGGCAACTACACCTGTGACGGTTTCAATTGCACCCTCACCAATACAAATTGTAGCTAAACCAACTGTGGTTGAAGAATCCATTGAACAGGTTGCCCCTATTGATATAGCGAAGATTGATGCCTCACTTGCGGCGTTTCATAAAGATAAAGACAAGGTAACAATCCCTATCCCACCTAAGCCATATTTACGTGGTCAGAATGGTGGGGTATATAAACAAACTAAATTAGATGACGGCACGTTTGAAGACGTACTGATTTATAAAAACGACTTCTATGCGTATGCACGTTTAAGAGACCCCGACGAGGGACAGGTTTTGGCATGTCGACTACACTTGCCATTAGACGGTGTTAGAGTTTTTAACATCCCATTAAAATCAGTAGGTTCTAGAGACAAGCTGAGAGAAATAATTTGTGGTCAAGGCGTAGCGGCTAACGATAAAAAGATAGCAGAGCTAAGTCAATATTTAATAGCATTAACATCGGAGATTGAAGAAATGCAACATGAAGAAAAAGCAAGAACCCAAATGGGTTGGCAAGAAGATGGTACGTTCGTATTAGGTGCACGTGAGTATTCTAAGAACGGTATCCGCAATTGCCCACCATCAAATGCCACAGCTAATTATCAAGCTATGTTCCGTATGGAAGGCGAGATGTCAGAGTGGCGTAAGGTGATTGATGTATACAATGCCCCAGGATTTGATGTTCACCAGTTTGTATTTTATATGGCGATAAGCTCACCCCTGTTAAGGTCAATGGGGCATCCTGGAATGCTGACTACACTTATCAGCGATGAGTCAGGGATTGGTAAAACAACATTAAGTATGGTCTGTAATAGCGTGTGGGGTCACCCGCGTGAAATGCTTTCTATGCCACACGATACAGTCAATGCAACAAGAAATCGTATGGGTGTATTTAATAGCATTCCGCTATTCCAAGATGAGTTCACCAACAAATCAGCTGAAGTATGTAGCGACCTTGTGTATATGTCCACTATGGGACGAGATAAAAACCGCAGTACTATCAGTGGTGTTGAGCGTGTTAACAATACGACATGGAACATGAACTCATTTGCTACAGCCAATGCTGCTTTGCGTGACAAACTAGGGTCATTAAAAGCATCTGCCGAAGGTGAGAACATGCGTATGTTTGAGTTTGACATGCGTGGTACACCTGTATTACCTAAAGAAATTGCGGACACTACATTCCCATTGATGCAGACTAACTTTGGGTTAGCAGGTCACTTCTTGGCATCATGGTTAGTTGAAAACATAGACGACTTGAAGCCTATGGTTGAACGTGTACAACGTAAAATGGATTTGAAATTCAAGTTCACTAGCAAGGAACGTAACTGGTCTATGGGTGTAGCATGTGCATACACAATTGCATATGTATCAAAAGAACTAAAGATTCATGACTTCCCTATTAACGAGAATATTGAAGCAATGGTTAAACATATTGACCGCATGCGTGGTGAAGTAGAACAAAGCGTTACTCACTTTGACGCATTGATTTCAGACTTCTTGGTAGAGAACCACAGTTACATTCTAGTAGTTGACGGCTTGCCTGATGCAAATGGATTGTTGTCTCCACCACGTAATAGAAACATCAACAAAATCGTAGCGCGATATGAGCCTGATACTGGCAAGTTGATTGTTGCGTCTAAGGCTTTGCGTGACTACTGCGTTGATAGACAGTTCTCATTCAACAGCTTGATTTCTATCTCAGGTGCGAAGCTAGGTAACAGACGATTAGCGGCAGGTTCAGGTGTGGTGTCAGGTAATACGCGCACAGTTGAATTTGATACTAACGCAGTTAACATTGATGTAAGCATGTGGCATGACATGGAGGCGGAAGTAGTAGATGATACTGCAGCTGCCTGATGGGGTTGAGATGGATGTGCCTATCGAGTTTATGGTAGTTAAAGATAGCGTATTCATCCCCACCCTAAAGCCTACAGAAGTTAGGCACATAGTAAAAAGAATAGCTAAAGAGCTTGAGTATTCCGTTGAGATGAGAAATACAGTCGAGGACGGGTACTTAGGTTTGATGGTATGGAGAGTTCAGTAATGGACGGTATGGGACGGTATGAGACGGTATGGGACAATAAAACTGTTGCATAGTGTTGATTAGTGTTGTATAGTTTATTTATACATATTTAAAGGCTCCTTGCTTGCAGATATGCATTGTTTTCATTCTCCGTGAAATCATTTACCCCAGCCTCGGCTGGGGTTCTTTTTATTCTAATTCAGCTCTTTGTTTTCTTATCGGCATCGCTCGCAACGTAGCTTCCACGTTTGCTAATAACTCGTTAACCTTTTGACGCTTCTCTTCTGGTGAGAGGTTAGGGTCTTTTTCGATTATGTTACGGATACGACTTACCTGATTTAGTTGAGCATGTAGTGATTCAATCCCTTGGTGCATCGCATATAACTGTTGTTTTTTAGGGTCAGCCAAATACGCTTGTAGCTTCTCAGGATTTTGTTCCAATGCCAATGCCTGTACTGTGTTGTACGCTCTATCTGACATCTCACGAAGCGCATAGTATTCTTCAGCGTTACGACCGCCAACAGTTTTTTGTTGGAATGAACTGATAATAGGTGTCTTATCTGGAGCCATCTTGCCACTACCAAACGCAACATCAGCTAATTGTAGTAACGCACCAGCAGATGTACCACCAATTGCATTAAACAAGTAGTCAATCTGTAGTGGAGACTGCCCTGTAATATCACCAATCTCTTTAGCTATCTCACTTGTGCTTGCTGTGTATTGGAACCTAGGGTCTAAACCTTGCATACGCTGACTAACAATCGGCATGTCAGAGAAGAAACTCTTATTAAGCATTAACTCAATAGCAGGTGTCACGCCATACACCGCGGCTGGTGGCATATATCCAGCAGCAAACGATTGTAGTAACCCTTGACGTAAGCGTCTAGCAGACTCAGGACTATCAGTGCCTTCCTGCAGTATGTAATCCGTAATGCGTTCTGGTACTACTTTAGCCAAGAAGCCTACATCAGGCGGGATAGGAAGTAACCCACCGCCAGGAATTAAGAAGTTATGGTCAGTCACATAGCCTTTTTGGTCTTCGTACTCATCGTCACCTGACATCGCCATTGTGTATGCAATAGTAAGCCCAGCGTACATCGCCATGTTACCCCAGTATGCTTTAGCGGCAGCTTTACGAGCTTGCATAGAGTTACCACGACCAACCATACCGCGATAGTTAACATCCATACCTTGTAGATATGCACCTAAGAACGGAATAGTTTGTTTTAGCGTGTGCATTAACTCACTTGTGCCAGCCTTTTGGAAGTTAATAATCTCACGGGCTTTAGTAGCGGCAAGTGTTTCATCACCTGTTTCTTCTAGTGTTTGTCTATAGATACCTAAACGCACTGCTAGGTCGGCACTGTAAGCTAGTTTGTGCAAGAAGTTATATGCTGGGCTACGTACCCATTTATCAGTAATCGTTTTAGCTTCTTCACCAATTCCAAACTGAGTAGCACGACCACGTGTAGTATCCATCGCAGTAAAGTCAGCACCACCAACTACACCGTGTTGCATTAGTTTTTGAATGTCTTGGTGTTGGCCACGGAACGCTTCGCCTGATAGGAATGATGAGTAAATCTTACCAACCATAGACCAAGGATTCTTAACACCAGCTTCTACAAACGCACGTTGCGAGTCCATAACTACTTGACGTAATGGGAAGGCAGGAAATAAAACAATACCAGCACGTAGCGTACCTAGCCCTTTGCCTATCGCTCTCATAACAGGACTGTTCAAACCTTTAACTGATTGGAAGGCCGCTAGGTCATATGGATTATCAACAGTCCAGAACGTAGGCTTACCATCAACATAAGTCATAACAACGTGGGCTGGGTTGCCAGTACCTGGACGACCTGCGTGACGCACTGCTGTACCCATACTGGACATCGTGTCGAGTGCACTGTTAGCCGTATGGTTAGAGATGCCTGAACGTACACACCAGCCAATCATCTGTGACATGTTCTCAAGCATGTCGTTAACTTCTTCTGTGCCACCGACAAGGGCTTTCATCTGACTCAAGTCAACCATCTTACCCATGTTACCGAGTCCTGGCATTACATCTTGGTATTCTTTCAAGCGTAACCATGGTGCGTATGAGTCATCGGCTAAGAAGGCTCTAGTTTTTTCAGCTGTTAAGAACCCAGCCTTACGGAGGAACTTAACCATTTGATTCTTAGAGCCAATAAACTCGTTTTGCATAGCACGTAGTTCAGGGAAAGTATTGAACGCTGCCATAGCCGCATTGATTTGAGCTTGTGTTGGCACCATGCGTGGGTCTTTTTGCCAGTTCTCAGGCCATTTGTCTGGTGAGATATTGTCAATAATTGCTTTGGCACGGTAATGGTAGAACGAATCTGTTACTAGCTTGCGCATTTGTTCTACACCGATACGGTCAGCTAAAGTCTTAGCATGACGGAAAATGTTATCAACGCTATGGGTACCTTGTTTAACTTCAATCGCACCATTAGGTAGGATGTCAATATCACCAAACGCGAACACAGAGTTAATATAGTTGTTTGTATTGTTTGCCGCACTTAATTTTAAGTCAGCTCGCATTTGACCGTTAACATCATAGAATGCGCCATCATTGTGGTCTTGGATAGATGCAGATAAATGCGCCGCCTTATCAATTGCACTGGTACGAATTCTATTAGCCATACCCTCAATCATACCCAGTGCATCATTAGGGTTGCGATAGACAGTAGATACAAAGTTCTGTGCGGCTTGAGCTGGTGTGGTTGTTTGTGTTGGTACTGAACGTGCAAGTGTACCTGACATACCAGCGATGAACTGATTAGCCTGTGCCTGTGCTTGAGGGTCAATTTGATTTGTGATTATAGTATCAGTTGCATCAAACGTACCCTTGTTACCTATAGCTGATTTGATTTGATTAGGTTCAAATACAACATATTCAGTCATTCCTTTTTCTGGTACAGGAACAATTAATCCATCGTATCCAGCTTTACGTAGTTGAGCAGACAAATCATGCCCCCACTCTACATTTTCTAGGCCGTATGATGTTCGTACTGGACTAAATAAATCTGTAACTGATGCAGTGTTATTATTTAACTTAGCGTATATTTTTTTAGCATGCTCAAACTGTTCAGGTTTCATGGCTTTCATTTGAGCTAGGTGACCAGGTAAATAAGTTTTTTCAACTTGGTCAAACCCTCTAAAATATTTATTTTTTATCCAGTCTTGCCATTCAGGAGAAGGCACATTAGGAACAGGAGAAACCATTTTTAAATATACAGGAACTACGTTACCACCTTCAGGAGTTGTTTCTGGGGTTCTTTCCCCTCTAATATCCATAGCAAAATCACTAGCTTTATCAGCGTCATCAGTAAAATAAAATCCTTCACCAAGCGTACCACTAAAGCTAGGTTTAAACACATTATTAGTTGCATCAGTCCATTTATTTGTACCATGATATATAACTAAAGGATTACCTTCTTTATCAACAACCTTACTATTACCAAACCATTTCTTAAATGCAGGGGTTTCTGTTTGGGAGTCTATTTGATTTGTGATTATATTATCAGTCGCATTGAAGGTACCCTTGTTACCTACTGCTGATTTCAATTGATTAGGTTCAAACACCGCAAGGTTCTTGGCACCGCGTTCGCTGACATACATGCCGTCATAGCCATTTGCTTTGAGGAAATCAATTACTCTTTTGCTTTCTAATTCAGCCCAACTACCATCTGCTACTCTCCGTGCATCAAGCCCTAAAATAGTATGCGTTAAATGACGCACGTGGTTAGGGTTTTCAAAATCAAATGGTTTTTCTGCTTTGATAAACACAGGCATAATATTACGACCATTGTGCTTGGATAATTCTAAAATTCCATCTCCATAGGTTCTTACATGTTCAATATCAGCATCTGATGTAGACCCAAATTTGTTAACCCAGTTTTTATCAAATGAAACAAACGAAAGACCTAACTTCTGCGTAACTGTTGGAGACCCATGATAGTCTTTATTAAATACATCAAAGTCACCTACTGTAGTGTGGTATCCAACTTTAGGTGTGCCATCTGCATTAACAATCTTACTATCCCCAAACCATTTTTTAAAAGCTGGAGTTTCTGTTTGTGGGTTAATTTGACTAGTCGTTATAGAACTGTACTGGGATATTGCGCCTTTAATATCAGTATAAGGTGTATTTAATAACCCTTCACTAGCAGATAATAATTCTGATAAAGCTGTATTTGCGGATGCAGGGATACCTAATAAGTTACGAATGACAGTAACGAATTCAGACCATAAGGTTTTACCCTGTGTACCCATTGGAATTGATTCTAACGTAGCTTGCATGTCTGGGTTAGTTAATCCCCATGTTACAAATTCAAATTCATTAGCAAATGCATTGTTATTTTTTGCATATGCTCTAATCTCAAATTCATTTGCGGTTCTGTTAGCAACACGTTGTCCAATTACTTTCTTTGTTTCTTTTGCTACAGCTGATATTTGGTCAACATATTTAGCGTAGCCAGGAATTGTTTTACCTCTTTTTCTTGCTAATTGAGCAACCCCAATAGCTGAATCTACTCCCGCATGAATTAGTTCATGTAAAACTACTTCGTATGTTTTTCCAACGCTGCTATCTTGGATGGATACCTTAACCTCTAGCTCTCCTGTACGGTTGTCTATGCTTGTATTACATTGCCCTCTGGTTCCGCCCTTTAATGTATTTGTAAGTTTAAACGAATATGTTGCCCCAGCTTTTTCAAACTCAGCAAAACGATTAGCCAGTATGTTAGCGATAATGCGATATGATTTACTAGGTGCATTCGTAGAAAACCATTTAGCCACTTCTAATACAGACTTGTTTTTTAAATCTTCAATTTGTTTATTTTCAGTTAGTAATAATGGCGCTTCAATGTCTGGCAATGCCGCTGCTTCAGCTGTAAGCCCTTGTACTGGCGTGTCGTCTAGTGGAGTTTCAGGTGTGATTGCTTTACCTGCGGCAGTAGCACGAGCATTACCTGCTTCAATACGTTCAATCTCATCTGCAAGTTCTTGGTTTAAGTACCCTTGAGCATGAGCGTCTTTTACTTTGTCTTTAGCAACTTTAGATAATTTAGCGAATGGAATATCACTTAGGTAACCCCATGTAGTTGCAACAGGTTCTTTCTTTAACGCAGCTGCCGCATCTCGCGCAACCTTTTTTGGTACAGGTGCTAGTGCACTTGGTTGTCCCGCTGTGCTTGGTCCAACTGCTCCAACGTTTGGTTGAGGTACTCCACTATCACCATCCACTCTTGGTCCGACAGGTTCTGGAGCTTCTTCAGGCGTGGTTTCTGCTGGTTGAACAGGCACTCCCATGCCTTGCTCAGTTCCTTGTTGCTCAGTAGTATCTGGTATTCCGTTCGGTTGAACACCAAAGAGGTCTGGTTGGACATCTTGCGGTTGCGGTTGCTCATTGACTACCTCTGCTGGTTTAGGTTGTGTTGGAGTAGCGGATTCTTCGCTAGGTTTGTATTGAGGAAATGCTTCTAAGATACGGTTAGCTTTAACACCAAAGTCAGTATTAGTTGCTGCCGCTACTGTAAGTAAGTTATATGTTGTTGGGTCAGCTAAATTGCCACCTTCTAATGCTTTGTATTGTTTACTACGTGGTGTGATACCAAACGTTTTTAGTATCTCAGGAGTCAATGTTCCTTCAGCAGGAGCTACAGGTTCTACCCCATAAGTGCCTTGTTGAATTGCTTGACGAGTTTTGTTTCTTTCCTTGACATCTAAATCAGGGAAGTACATTTTTATATTACCCGCAAGTTCTGCACGGCCTTCGGGGGTTTGTAGTAATTCTTGAATTTTAGCTGGTAAACCTTGTAGACGAGCCGCTTCAACCGATGCTAGTGCATCTTTAGTTGGCGCACCTTTACGGGTAAACAAATCCCCTTGGTCTGGAGAGACTTCTGGCGCTGGCTCATTAACAAACTTACCTTCATCATTGAAGCCAAAAGTTGGTGGGGTAGTGGTTGGTTCTGGTACTACCGTTGAGATAGGCGCTACTTCAGGTGTTAGTTGTTCTTGAACAGGTGCTTCTTGTGGAGTAAATAGCGGTTGTTGGTCCATTGTACCAGTAGCACGGCGCTGTGCTTGTGCTACGGCTGCGGCTCTTGCAGCTTCATCTTGTGCTATAACTTGTTTAGCATCACCACGTTCTTGTACTTTACCAATCGCACCTAATGGGCCGAGTAATGCTGTTTGATATGCAGTATCTGCATATTCTTTTCTAGCCTCATCATCGGTCAGCGACAAGCCAGCTTGGTAACGCTCAAGCATTTGCTGTGCAACTTCGGTAGGGACTTCGGCGGCTACGCCTTTTGCTGTACCCTCGGCAAGGGTACGTTTTAATGATTGAGCGACAACTGCATCAGCTTCAGCACGACCAAGTGCCTTAGCAGGAATACCCATTAACTTACCAAACAATAACTTGTCAGTAAATACATCCAAAGCAGCTTGAGGAACAGCGGCACCGAATGAGGACGCTAAATCAAATGGTTTACCTTCTTGCTGGCGGCGTTCTATATTTGAGCCCGTTGATTGAATTAATGATGGGGCAAACGCACCGCCTAAACCACCAATGACAGTACCAGCAGGCCCAAACGCTGAACCAGCCATAGCGCCAAGTCGTGCACCGCCTAGAGCGGTTGCTAATTGTGGGGCTTGTTCTGCAATAGCACTTGGGATTTGACTGATAGCTTCACGAGCCGCAGGGAGTAAACCTTTTTCATTGTATATAGATTTTACTTTTTCTAGACTAGCACCAGACTTTTCAGTAATAGCTTCTTGACGTGCTAGACCTTCTACAGCCGATTTTTCACCAGTAAAAGGACTTTCTACCGCGGTCTCCAAAGAACCCAACATACGTTTGGCTCCGCCCTTAAAGGCTTCACCAATACCAGCTGTTTGAAGGGAGGCTTTACGTTGTTGGTATAATAATTCCGCAAACTTTAAAGCGTCAACTTGCGATGTACCTTCAGGCGCAGAGAATGAATAATTATGCCCGTCAGGACCTGTAATATTAAAATTAGGCATTACTACCCTCTAAAGGTACATTGAATAAATGCATTATACTACGATGTAGGGTTGATTTTAAAACCTTTATTGATGAAACTCTCCACTGTATCGCCACTAGTATCCGCCACCGCAGCACCGCTACCAGCACCAAGTGAATTTAACTGATTAGTATAGGCAGTCAACCGCGCTTTCACGTCTGCTGGCATTGCCACACCCATTGGATATTGTTTTTGGATATCGCCAATTGCTTTAGTTAAGTTAGCACGTTGCGATGCAACATCACGTTGACCGATAGCCGCAAACCCTGGGTTACTAATCTCATAGGCTTTTTGGATAGCTTCTGAATCAGTCATAGTAGGATTATCTTTTTTAATTGTTCTAGCAATATTGTTGATTGTATGTTGCGCTTTGTCAGCCGCATAGTAGGTAGCACCGATTTGCTCTCTAGCAATACGTTCTTTAGATTGTGTTTCATATAAAGTTTTAGCTGCTTCGTTTTGTTGGTCAATACCTTTAATACCTAATGCAGTTAGATTAGCGCGAGCAGCTTTCATAGCAGCTTTTGCTTCTTTTAGGTCTGCTTCATTGCCACTATATTGAGCCGCGTTAAAGATATTTTGTGCAACCGCTAGATTATTAAGTTTGTCATTAATTTTCTCTTGGCGTAATTCTTCTTTATCTGCAATCTCAACTTTAGTTTTACCAGCACCAGCTAGTGCACGAGAGAATGCAGTTGCAGTAGTCTCACCAGGTTTTGGTGCTTGTGCTAATTGCTGTGCAAATTCAAAGTAAGGCATGGCTTCATTGAGACGAGAACGAGTGTCAGATAAAGTTTTCTTACCTTCAAGTTCTTCTTTTTGTCTACCGTATAAATTAAAGTCAACACCTTCAGCAATTTGACGTGCTTTACGTTCTTCTGCTTTTTCTGCGTAAGTATATGGTTTGCCAGTAGCTGGATTCATTTCAGCATTAAGTGCGGCTTCCATCTCTGTTTGTGCGGCAGTGTAAGGTTTAATCTCATACCCAGCAATACCTTGATTGCCTTTACCAGCACCTGCACCGCGTCGCGCTACACTATCAGCAAAAATTGAATCTATTGATGCATTGCCTTTGACATCTGCAGCTGGAGCACCTCTTGTAGCATCTGCCATTAGTGGGTTTACTTCACCTGTTTGTAATCCAGTTAGTACACTACCGATAGCTTTTGTACCTAAATCAGGTTGTTTGATGCCTTTGTATTGGTTAGCAACATCTTTAGCCGCTTTTGTAATTGGTTTATTACGTAATTCAGCTACGCTAATTGGCTGGCCAGTTTCAGGGTCAATCACCATTTTGTTCTTATCACGGATATTACTATAAGCATCACCTAAATAGTTTAACTCTCTACCTATCAATCTAGGTCCAGTAAAAACAAAATCTTTAAACCCTTCAACATAAGGCGCTCTTGCTTTTTCTGCTCGGCGGTGCTCTGCCCAATAACCGTATGGGTCTGGGTCCTCAACTACATCACCTTCTTTAAACGCAATGATGCCACCCTGTGCCATACCTTGTACTGGTAAGTTTGAAGGCAGTGTGTCTACCCCTTGGCTTTCTGCTTGTTGCATTACTTGTTGTGCTACAGGTGGTTGTTGTGGTTGTTGAGTAGCCATCGCTTGTTTAGCTTGTTGGCTTTCTTTAATCTTTTGCTGTAGTAATGGCACACCGATATAAGGAGGAACCGTGCCGTTTTTAATCGCTTGTTGTAGTTGAGCAATGGACAGCTTAGAAGCCTGTGCCATTACACTCATAGGATTTTGATTAAGCATTTTTATTCCTTATAGTTCATTACATCATGGTAAGCAATTGCGTCAATACCATCACCAGCGCGTTTATTAATATCTTTTGTACTACCACCTGCTTTAGCTAGACCAGCTACCTTAGCCAAACCATATGCACCTGCACCTAAAGAACCAATTTGTGACGCTGTAGACGCTGCTGGTGCGTAAGTTTGTGTTGTAGCGCTTTGCATTGGTAAGCCATGTAGCAAGTTACTCATGTTAGCCAACTGCATCATTGGGTATTGCTGTTTAGTTGCGTAGTCTTGGATAGCTTGATTAATCTTAGCTTGTTCGGCTTGTTGTTGAGCACCACCAAACTGATTCTGCATATTAATAATGTTTTGTTGACCTTGCAATTGTGATTGACCCAATTGACCTAGTGCACCTGCAGCTTGAATACCTTGTCCATAACCTTGTAAAGCACCTTGCATACCTTGAAGCCCTAAGCCAGCACCATACTGCATGTTCTTTTGAGCAGCATCAAAAGCGTTTTGGTAACCTGTACCAATCATTTGGTTCATACCCATGTTCATATTACGATTGTTTTCAGAAGCCATTAAAGCCTCACGAGAACCGCCAAACGCACCTGCCCTAGTAGCAGCACCTTGTTGTTGTTGTCCTGTAATACCATATTGACGACGCGATTCTTCAAGTGCAGGATTAAGTGCACTTTGTAAGTATGGGTTCATGAACGCTTGAGTAGCGCCTGGGTTTGTTGCCATTCCAAAGTAGTTGTTACCTGCCTGACCCATTTGACCAGCCAAACCTAATGAACCTAAACCACCAGCACCAGCTAGTTGTGAACCTGCTTGGTATTGACCTGGAAGTTGTAGGTTGGCAGCACCGCTATAAGCTTGTTGTTGCATTGGAGATGCGCCAGCAAAGTAGTCATTTACATTTTCACTATACGCTTGATATGGTTTAAAACTTTCAATGTTGCCATTTTTACCAATATTAAATATTTGGCTTTGGGCACCGCCCAACATAGACATTACATAAGGTTTGGCATACTCAGGGATATTTGATGTGTACGTAGTACCAGTAGAAGTAGTATTACCACCACCACCGCCAGCCATGCTAAACATGAACTGGTCAATCATAAACCATTTAATAAACTTTAAAATACTCATATTAATTTCTCCACTACTGTCTCAGTAGCCATAAGTCCAACTTTTTGTCTATACAATCTAATTCGTGCACCTGAAGCATAAGCTCTTATTTTAGTAGCGCCTTGAGATTTGGCCCATGCAACTACTTGGTTAAATGATTCCTCATCTACAATACATCTACCCCCTACTGTAGTCATGGTAGCTACCCTATGATTAGGGAGAGAGCTTACTTGTATTGTTGCCGCCCCTATAATCTGTTCGTTTTCTACTGCTACTAATAAAGTTTGTGACCCACTAACCAACTGCATTTTTAATTGGTCTGCCGAGCAGTCAATATTACCTAGCGCCACATCAACAGCAGACTCAATAAAGTGACCTACTACTTCCCACATTTGATGCACATGGACTGGGCTTACTGATTGTATTGATATCATGCAGGTAAATACTTCTGAGGTTTAATTTGTTTACCTTGTTTCTTGTTGCCTGTACGAGCAGTGCGAACTTTGTCCATCATAGCATATAAGTGTTTAGCACCTGCATCTGTTGAGCCGTTACCTAAATGACTAACTACGTCAGCTGGCACTACAAACTCGCCATCAGCCAATCGAGCAGGTTGTCTATCCCCAATAGTAGCAGGGATGTTATCAGACATACCATCACCAGGGCCTTTAAGCAATCTAGGATTACCACCAGCTGCATAACCACCTAAGTTGTAGCTAGCAATACCGCCTTGAGCTAGCCCTTTGGCCACGCTTGGGTTAGTCGCTGCAAGTAATGGTACTGAATCAGCTAATGAATAGTAATCAGCAGTCCCCCCTCGTGGGCCACTATATTGAACAATAGGTGCTTGTTCTTGGTATCGGGATTGATAATGATTTTCTACAGGTGCAACTTTATAATCACCTACAGAAGGGTCAACATCCATCTGCCCCATTTTACTACCTAGGCCACCCATATCACCACGACCACGATTATATGATTGTGTAGCCTCACTAAGTTCTGATAAGTTACGGGCCCCACTAAAATATGGTACACCATAAGCGTTTGCACCATAATCGTTTGCACTACCACCAAAAGCATAACGAGCAACACCGCCTTCAGCCATTTTTAGTGGGGAACCCATATACGGGTCTGTTGGTACTTCGTAGTCTGCATTAACTACTTGTGCGCTTGTTGGCATTTGACTTGGTGTCGCATACTGCGTTGTATCTAATCTACCTTGAGGGTAAGCCATGTTGCCACCCATACCGCCTTGTGCTAGTGATGTAATACCACCCTGTGCATAGGAGCGCATTACGCCACCTTCAGCAGCGTATTTATCATCATTAAAATAGTTAGTGTATTGCGCTTGTGGATATGGACTAGGACGAGGTGCTTCATATGGGGTAAACTCATCACGGTTATACCCAGCCAATGGACTCTTTTCGTCTTTCTTTTCAGGTTCTTCCATCTTTTTAGGATTAAGCATACCGTATGCCGCACCACCAATACCTGCAGTTGCATATGGGTTTTCAATTGCAAAATCTAAACCTTTTTCTAGTGTACCGCCAGGTGTAGGGTTAATCATTTCTTTAAGCCCTACAAACGGGGCTTTAGGTGCAGCTGCAATACCTTGTTGTGCTTGCGCCGCAGTTTGTGCTGCTTGCTCTGCTGTTACTTGACCTGCGCCTAAACCACCAGCTGATGGGGTTGCCGTAGCTAATTGGTTAGCTGGGGCTACTGATGTGATACCTGCATTAGTGATAGGTTGCATACCGCCAAGATTAGCTGAAGCTTGTAAACTTTCAAGCCCTGTAATAGGTTGCATACCGCCAAGACCTGTAATCCCTGCAGTGCCAGCTTGAGTAGCGGCTTGAATTGGTGCGCCTGTTACAGCATTAAATGAATTAGCCATTCCAATTTCAGGTAATGTTGCTTTTAGCATTTCTGGCGCTGCGGCAGTTGTGCCTTGTGCGACTACAGGAGCAGCCACAGTTTTACCAACTTCAGTACCAGCAGCAGTAGCGCCAGGCAACAAAGCACTTGTCACACCCGACATGGCACCGCCTGTAATACCGCCAAGCAGAGCAGCTTGTAATGGGTCTTCTCCTGTGACTAAGGCTTTACCACCGCCAAAAGCCGCACCAATAAGCGCAGCTTCACCGATACCCCCACCGACGTTATATCCTGGGTGCTTTAGAATGCCTATGTTAAATCTGGAGCTAAACATAATTTAAACCTTTATTAATTTAGTTGTATGTTATCATTATTATGGTGCTGATACAAACGTTGCAGTTAGAATAATAGATGGAGCTGCAGGATGTATCGGGCTTGTACCAGGAGGGTATGTGCCAATAACTGTATCTCCAGACTCTGAGTGGAACATCAATTGAATATTGTCCCCAGCATTTATAGAAAGCACTATATTCCAAGCAGCTATGGTAGCGCCTAACTTAGTACCAGGCCCTGTTGGAATTGTAGCAACGCCAGCACTATATGCAACATCAGTACCATTTTGCCTAAACCAAAAAACTACGTTATCTATTGAACTTTTAGGATTTAAAAGTTGGGCGCTAAACTGTATGTTGTAAATTCCGTCCAAGCCAAAGTTAATTTTACTATTATCTACTGTATCTATACTTACTTGATTGCTAGTATCTGTTGAGTCAAATGGAATAGCCAATGCCGTTGTTGCATTTGGCACTGCTTGCGCTTCGGTTACATAAACTCCAGCTGCATGAGAAGCTCCTGAAGAGCCATATTGAGAGCGAGTAATTCCAGTAAATGTGGTTGCTGTTTTTCCTGTGTAACTAATTAATTCTTTTCCAATTATAAGCGTACCAGCAGATGAAAACAAAGCGGTAGAAGCTACAACAATAGTTGCCGTTGAACTTGAATTTGGTATAGCATTAGTTAAAGTTGTATAGCCATCTTGATGGAATGCACCATTAGGAAAGTTTAAATACGACCCGACTGTGTTAGTGCTAAATGGTTGTGTAAAATTGTCTATCTGTGCAAAGTAAAGACGCAATGCATTAGTTAGCTGGTCTTGATACTGCTGGCTATACTCAACTGGGCCAATAGGCAAGTTTGGTGCTTTGGAGGCACGAAGCGGTATGTTTTTTTCACCCGCCATTATCTGCGTCCGTCTGGTCTAATATCAATACGTGGAGTACCTAGCTGCCATGACACACCAAGTCCTGTTGATTCAATACGGAATGCTAACTGTCGCCCACGAAGCCTTGTATACACTTGACCTGTAAACTGCTGAATGTTATACACCTGTGAAGTACCATAGTTATCTGCACTTACTACTGCTGGGCTATCAGCTTGTCCATATGGAGTTCCTGAGTTTACTCTTGGTCTAACCGTCATTGTTACTGTAGCGTTATTTACTGTTGAACCATTGAAGTTTATATCGGGGAGGATACGCCAAACAAAACCGAAATTATGCCCGTCACCAATATCAAAATCAGAAGATTGAATATAAGCTGCAATAGGAAGTGAAGACTCACCAGCATTATCATCGACCGAAGATTCATGATACAAAATCCTGTTATTATAGTCAGCTGCCATAGGGTATTCACGAATGCCTGAATCTAACCAAGCACTGCGTGACATATTTCCATAGTACCATACACGGTCTACATAGTTGTAAATAACATACTTATCAATTACTGTGCCATTACTAGAATTACTTACATAGAACCACCAGATTTCATTGTAGCCCTCGTTAGTCCCTGAAAATACTTGGAAGCCTTGGTCTTTGTTAATATCATTAAAGATATACTGACGTAATGCACACGGTAAGGTTTCAACACGACCTGAATACATATAGAACTTATCAGTACCCATCCAGTAAGTAACGTTGTTAACTGTAATAGCAGCATTAGGTGAGATGATAGAAATATTGTCCATCATTATATTAAAACCCCATACATAAGGCGCACCTAGGTACTGCATGGAATACAATGCGGAGTCTGTCCAGATTAAAATTTCTTGTCGTGTTGAACGGGCACACATAATGAATGAGCCGTTAGTTAAAGCAAACTCACCTGCTTGATTTGTTACATCTGGTATCCATTGGTTTGGGTCTAGTTGGTCTGACCAGCGTACAAGCATCGGGTTAAAGTCTGTAGCAGGGTCGCCTGGAAAATAAGGGTTTGCTCCCATTGCAATAACAAATTTTTGAATTGCCGAAGATACTACTTGATAGGTTTGTGTTGGCACATAAGCACTGCCAGATAGAGTTGATAATAAAGATGCGCGGTTACCTACTCCGCCCACTGCTTGCCAATAGAATATATTACCGCCACGAGGCGCAAGAACTAAATCTTGCCCAAAGTTATCAGAAGACCAAAGACGAAGTTGTTGACCGATACCACTACTAATAGTATTAGCTGTGCCCCAGCCACTAGGTTGAGTCGTTAATGTTACGCTAGCCCCACCACCCGATGCTACAGTTGAGGAAGCATTAGATGAAAATGTAATCTGGAACGTATTAGCTGTTAATACAGTAATTGAATAGGTATCATTAATTTGCGTTGTAGTAAATCCACCAAATGCAGTAGCCCCCGCAAATTTTACAAAGTCCCCAGTAGTAAATCCGTGAGAAGCTTTTGTTACTACAACATTTGGTGAGCCTACAGTAGATGCAAATGGCCCCGCTGCTAAGTTAGATGTTACGCCTATTACTCCACCCCAAACCCCCGCACCCCAGCCTGTACCTGTAGTATAAGTATTTAAACCAACTGGTACTTGGTAAGAAATTGTATAGGTTCCGCCATTACCTGTGTCGGATGCATTGGCTAATACAGGAAGTCCTGTTGTTGGGTTTTTTGCATTTATTGTATATGTTGTACCTGACACTATTGAAGCTACTTGGTATTCTTGGTTTAAAACTGCGGCGGTAATGTTACCGCCAAGCCCTGTAGCACCTGCAATATTAATATAATCGCCTACATTTGGTGAATAGCCACTGTCTACAATAGTTAAAGAACTTGAGCCTGTAGTGTCAGTGATTGTATTTGTTAGAGTGTTTACATCTACAAACGGAGTAATATCGTTATATGTACCGCCTGACTCAATATAGTATTTAACGTTAGTACCAATTCCAAGATAGTTAGAGCCGTTTAATGCTTGCCAATTCCATAGATTTCTAGCAGTACCTAAAAACGTACTATTTGATAAACGTGACCAGCCACCAATCTTTTCAGGGAAGCCAGAACGAAAGCGAACCTTGTCCCCATC